CAGACAATGAGGAAAGTGCTATGGATAACTTTGAAGATGGTATAATGGAAGATGAACATGGAATTTCTTATCACGCAGATCACGCAGAGGAGATAAAATAATGACTAAGAAAAAAATAGAAGTTAATAAAATTCTAAACTTAACTAAGCATCAAGCAAAGCAAATACTAGAGATATTGGAAACACTAAGACGTATCAATTCACAGACAGATGATAAGTGTCCAATAGATTACGAGATGATATGTGAGTTAGATGGAATGGAACATCAGCTTGCTAGTATCGCAGGTGCTAAGGTGGAGTGTGAGCATGGTCACTATAATAGATGGGGTGGAACATATGAGTATGAAAAATAAAAAGCTATCAAGTTTAGTAGATGAATACTATTTATCCTTTGATTTCAGGAACTTACGTCAGGAAACTAAAGTACAATATCAATACTTTCTTGGTGTAGTTTTAAGTACAGAAACTGATACTGCTTCTAATTTAGGCAGTATCAACTTTTCTGATATCTCTACTAAGATGGCAAAGGTGTCATATGAAAAGTGGTGTGACAGAGGTATACACCTTGCTAATCATGTCATGTCTGTGGCTAGGGTGGTATATAATTATGGCATACACATGGAGCATTGTTTAATCAACCCATTCACTAGTATTAAAAGGAGAACACCTATAGCTAGAAAGGTAGTGTGGACTAGGAAAGATGTAGCTATGTTTTTAGATGTGGCTTACTCAGACTTTAACACAAGAAGCTTAGGGTTAATTGTTCAAATGGCTTATGAGTGGTGTCAACGACTAGGAGACATGCGTATGATTAAATGGTCTAACTTAGATTTAGATGGGAAGAAGATGCACATACAACAATCTAAGAGGAGAGCAGAAGTATTCTTACCTATAGAAGATGGTCTATGTAAAATGTTAATACAACAAGAGAAAGACTTTGGCTTCCAAGAGTATGTAGTACCTCGCCCTCGCCCTAAGAGAGGTGTGTACCATCCTTATACACTCACTAAGCTACCAGTAGAGGGTAGAAAGATTATGGATACTGCTGGGCTATCTAAAGAACTTAGGTTGTCTGATCTTAGACGTACTGGTACAACTGAGATGGTAGATGCTGGTGTATCTATGGGTAATATTATGTCTGTCACAGGACATACTAATCCTCAGAGTGTCAAGCCCTACATGAAAAATACTTACGCTAGTGCTAATTTAGCATTAAGTATAAGAAAAAAATTGACGGATTAAAAAATACATGTTAGAAGACATTAACATTGTCCGGGGTAATATACTATATAAGGAACATATACAATGTATAATATACTAGAATTTGTTAAAGACTTAGACATTCCTATAGATGGTACAAAGAGAATTAATTGCCCTGTCTGTAACTCCTATAAAACATTTACTGCTACAAATAATATGGGTTCATTAGTGTGGAATTGTTATAAGGTTACTTGTAGTTTAAGTGGGAGTACTCGTGTTAGGTTATCTGTGAATGACATCAAATCTGTAAGTGCTAGAAAAGAAATGCCTACAATAGATGTATTTGAGATGCCTGAGTATATTGTACCACATAACAATAGGAGTAACCTCATTCAGTTCTGTGACAAATGGAGATTGAACGCAGACAAGCTAGACTTACACTATGACGTAAGAGAGGACAGAGTTGTCTTTCCTATAGTTCATGGTGGTAAGGTAGTGGATGCGACAGGTAGAGCTTTGGGTAAGAGATTGCCTAAGTGGAAACGCTATGGGAATAACCCCTTGCCATACACATATGGTTGTGGTAGGGTCGCAATAGTTGTTGAGGACTGTGTAAGTGCTTCTGTTATAAATAGCAGTATATATACGGGGGTGGCTATACTTGGAACTTCATTATCTGAAGAACATAAGGAGTATCTCGCACAGTTCTCAACTGCTATTATTGCATTAGACCCGGATGCATTACCTAAGATATTTCAATTTGCTAAGGAGCTAAGGGGATACGTTCCCAACATACGTGTGCTTAGATTACAAGATGACTTAAAGTATTACAAAGAACAAGACTTACTAAACCTACATAACTTAACCCCAAAGGAGTAATACATGGAAAATGCACTATTAAGAAGTTTGATGGACAAGGATTTCTACAAAGAACATCGTGGAGCAAGATGTCCAGACAGACTATTCAGTAAGGATGCTAGAAAGATTAAGGTTGCTATAGATTCAGCTATGGACAGATATGAACGTACAGTAACACCTGACGAGATTGAGGCTCTGTTCATATCTGGTAATCCATCTATGTCTACTGCACAGAAGCAAGCTTACATATCCTTGTTTCACTCAATCAAGAAAGAGCAACCTCTAGGCTCTGACATAGCACAAGAGGTGTTGTCCAAGTTGTTTCAACAAGTGGTGGGAGAAGACATTGCTAATCTTGGGTTTGACTATGTCAATGGTCAGCAGACTAGTCTAGAACCATTACGTCTGCTACTAGAGCAATACAATGATGACTTCACCCCGGATTTAAATGTGGAGTGGGATGACCTAGAGATTGAGACACTACTAGCTAAGAATGATCTTGAGGCACGTTGGAACTTTAACATACCAGCCCTAACACGACAACTTGAGGGCATCAATGCAGGTCACTTGATTGAGATAGGTGCTAGACCTAATACAGGTAAGACATCTTTTCATGCTAGTATGATTGCCAGCCCCGGAGGATTTGCTCATCAAGGTGCTAACTGTATTGTGTTGTGCAATGAAGAGGGTAGTCACAGAGTTGGTGCTAGATACTTAACTGCATCCACTGGCATGACTATGAAAGAGATCAAGTCTAATCCAAGTAAGGCAAGAGACTTGTATGCACCTGTCAAAGATAAGATAAAGATAAAAGATGCTACTGGTCGTGACATGGCATGGGTTGAGAGTGTATGCAAATCATACAAGCCTGACGTTGTTCTACTAGATATGGGAGATAAGTTTGCTAGAACTGGTGGCTTCTCAAGACCTGATGAAGCACTCAAAGCTAATGCAATACATGCTCGTATGATTGCCAAGCAACATGACTGTGCTATGTTTTACATGTCACAGTTATCTGCTGATGCTGAGGGTAAGATACTACTCAATCAAAGTATGATGGAAGGTTCTCGTACTGGTAAAGCAGCTGAAGCTGACCTAATGATATTGATTGCTAAGAATCCACCTAAGCAAGAAGAGGGTGATAATGAAGATATACAGAGACATCTTAACATTGTTAAGAATAAGTTGTCAGGGTGGCATGGTGTCATTACTTGTCAGCTTAATTATCAAGTAGGAAGGTATGAGGCATGATTGATCTGCCAGACTTATTTGGTTACGTAAAACCTAAGAAGGTTATAAGTGAGTTATACACTTGTATCAAATGTGATATACCACAACCTATTGATAGGTATGCTGTAGTAGCCGCAGGTGAAATCAAAAGAACTTGTAAGTCTTGCATGAGTGGTCATTACTACACACTAAAAAAACTACGTAAAGAAAACTACTACCCAGACGAAGATTACTGTTGTCCTATATGTAAACGTGACATAAAAGAGATCAGTAAGTATGGTCAAATTAAACTTAACAAGTGGGTACTAGATCATTGTCATACTACTCTGACCTTTAGGGGTTGGATATGCCATCATTGCAATACAGGTTTAGGTGGCTTTTCAGATGACTTGACAAAAGTAAAGAGAGCAGTTATATATCTAAAGAGACATAAGGAGATATTAAATGAAACTAACACTTGATGTGGAAAACACTACTACTACTAGAGATGGTAAGCTACACCTAGACCCATTTGAGACAGATAATGAGTTGATTATGGTAGGGTGCTTAACTGATGGTGGAGAAGAGTACTTATTTAGAATGTCTGTTGATACAGATGCACATAGTAAGATACAAGAACTTCTCAATGCGTCTACTATCCTAATAGGACATAACATAGTTCACGACTTAATGTGGATATGGGAATGTGGTTTAGTTTATGATGGTCCTGTATTTGATACTATGTTAGGTGAGTACGTGTTACAAAGGGGTGTCAAGCAACCTTTATCATTAGATGCTTGTGCTATAAGATATGAACTAGCTACACAGAAACAAGACACACTAAAAGAATACTTCAAGAAAGGTTTTACTGTAGCTGACATACCACCAAATGAACTGTCAGAATATTTATCAGCAGACTTACATGCTACGCAACAATTGTCTGATGTTATATATAAGAAGCTAAACAGTTCAGAATATAGTAAACTAATGGATACTGTAGTTCTTACTAATCAAGTTGCTCTAACTCTAGCTAGAATATATCAAAAGGGGTTTGCAGTTAACTTAGATGTACTAGAGGAAGTACGTGTAGAATTTGAGAAGGAGAAGCAAGACATAGAGAAACGTCTTCAGTTACAAGTTAAGCAACTGATGGGCGATACACCTATTAATCTTAATAGTCCTGAACAAATGTCTTGGGTTATATATAGTAGAAAGCCTAAAGATAAGACTACTTGGACACATAACTTTGATTCCTATATGAAGATACGAGACTATAAGGCTAATGTTGCTGATGAATCTAACATCATATATAAAACAGAAGCTGTTAAGTGTCAGTCTTGTTATGGGTCAGGGCAGATGAGAAAGGTAAAAAAAGATGGAGCACCTTATGCTAAACAACCTAAGTGTTCTACTTGTATTGGTAGTGGCTACACTTTTAATAATACACCAAAGATAGCAGGCTTAAAGTTCTCTGCACCATCAGCTAAATGGGTTAGTGCTAATGGTTTTAGTGTTAACAAAAAGTTTCTTGATGTCCTACAAGATAGTGCAAAGAAATTAAATATGTCTGAGGCATGTGGGTTCTTATCTGACTTACAGAGACTATCTGCTTTGGATACTTACTTATCCTCTTTTATACAAGGGATAAAGACTTACGTTAAACCTGATGGGAAGTTGCATGTTAGATTACTTCAGCATAGAACATCTACAGGTAGATTTAGTGGTGCAGACCCTAACATGCAGAACATGCCTAGAGGTGGTACGTTTCCTGTGAAGAAGGTGTTTGTATCACGTTGGACTGGTGGCAAGATAATGGAGGCAGACTTTGCACAATTGGAGTTTAGGGCGGCAGCGTTTCTGTCACAAGATAAAGTTGCTATGGAAGAAGTTGCCACTGGATTTGATGTTCACTCATATACGTCTAAAGTTATTACAGATGCAGGTCAACCGACTTCTCGCCAAGATGCAAAAGCACACACGTTTGCACCGTTGTATGGAGCAACCGGGTTTGGAAGAAGCAAAGCAGAGGCTGCATACTATGCACACTTTACAGAAAAGTATAAGGGAATCAAAGCTTGGCATACCAGATTGGCTAAAGAAGTTTTAACTACAGGTATGATAACTACACCATCAGGTAGAGAGTTTGCCTTTCCTGATGTACAAAGACTTATGTCTGGCAAGATCACTAGCTTTACACAGATAAAGAATTACCCTGTACAATCTTTTGCTACTGCTGACATAGTACCTCTAATACTTATGTATATAGAGAAACAACTAGAACAGCATCACTCTTGTATAGTAAATAGTGTACATGATTCTATTGTGGTAGATGTACATCCTAACGAGGAGATTGTTGTTCTTAATATTATAAAGACAACTAATGATAATATGATTGATATGATACAAAATCAGTTTAAGATAAACTTCAATGTACCTTTATTATTAGAAGCTAAAATAGGCGATAACTGGCTTGACACTAAAGATGTGGCATGATATAACTAGGATTCTTTAAGCTCAATGAAAGGAGTAATTATGAATGAATTAATAAATATAAATACAGATAGCTATGCAGATTTAGCTAAAGCTATGGGAATAGCTACAGAGGTATCTGCAAAGCCAAAGAAGTCTGGCAATCTAAATAGACTTAGAATATGGCATAGCCCTATGATGGGTCAAGCTGAAGTAAATGGTAAGATGGCTAACGTAGAAGTCATTGAGGGTGGATCATATAGATTAGAGGTAGTTGAAGAGTCAGGCTCTACATTCTACTACGCTAAGAATATAAGTATTCGCCCATTTATGCAGAGATTTATGTTAAGAAGATACATAGCTAATTTGGGTGCAAAAGCAGGTGAACCAAAAGGTATGTTCCATAGAACAATAATGTCTGACAATCTAAATGGAGACTTAAAGGATAACACAGGAAGATTTAACTGTGGTAAGCCTTCAGGTTATATAGAAGACTTCAAGGCTCTAGCACCAGACATGCAAGACTTAATCAGACAGATTAAACGTGTGCGTGTTATATTTGGTATAGTTACTTTAGACGAGCCTACTAATGAAAAGGGTGAAGCTGTAGCATTAGGAGATGTACCTTTTATATGGGAGATAGATAACAAGGATGCTTTCAAGACATTAGGTGAGCAGTTCAACTCCTATGTTAAGAAGTCTAGGTTGCCTATACAGCACTTGATACATCTTAATGGTACTAAAGCTAATGAGTTACCTAATGGTAGTCACTTCTATACACCAATAGCTGAAGTAGACTTTGGTGAATCCTTTGATGTTACAGAGGCAGATCAAAAGTTATTTGGAGACTTTATTGAGTGGATAAAGAACTTCAATGATTACATCTGTAAAGAGTGGGAAGAGAAGGTGGAGACTAGGCAGAATCCTATTACTCCAGAAGAAGTTGAGACTGTTGAATCTTTTATTGATATAGAAGGGAATAACTAATGAATCATCTCGCTGAACTGAAGTTGCATCAATACATGACTGATGCAGTAAACGGTAAGTCTACTATGTCTGAAGATGTTATTAACCAAGTAGCAGATGATGTAAAAGATTCTCTGCAACGACAGTTTGGTGGGAAGGTCAAGAGAGGAGACTTTAGACTACGTATGTCTAATATAGGCAGACCCACTTGCCAACTATGGTATGATAAGAATAAACCTAAGACAGCTTTACCTAAGTCAAATAACTTTATGATGAACATGATGTTAGGAGACATAGTTGAGGCTGTTTTCAAGGGGTTATTAAGAGGGGCAGGAGTTAAGTATGAAAACTCTGAGACTGTAAGCTTACAATGTAAGGATACAAAAGTATCAGGTTCTTATGACTTAGTTATAGATGGAGCATTAGATGATGTAAAGTCAGCCTCTGATTGGTCATACAAGAATAAGTTTGAATCATATGATACTTTGAGTGATGGTGATGGGTTTGGTTACATAGGACAACTTGCTGGATATGCAAAAGCATCAGGCAAGAGAGTTGGTGGTTGGTGGGTTGTCAACAAAGCCAATGGTCATTTTAAGTATGTGCCTGCTACAGGTCTTGACCTAGATAAAGAGATTGATAAAATAGAAGATACGGTTGCTACTGTTAACAAGAACGAGTTTGAGAGATGCTTTGAACCTGAGATAGAAACATTCAGAGGTAAAGTCACAGGTAATACTGTCTTAAATAAAGGCTGTACATTCTGTGATTACAGATATGACTGTTGGGATTTAACTGATAAACCTGCCGTCATGTCTCAAGCAAAGATGCCTAAGATGGTATCCTACATTTCTCTTGCTGAGGGTTTTTAATGGCACTACACAAGATAACTAAGGAAGCCTTGAAGTATGGGTATAGGAGTGGTTTAGAGTATAAGCTATCCATGCACCTTGATACATTAAATTATGATTATGATTATGAAAGTATTAAGATTGAATGGGAAGACTTAACATACCGTACCTATACCCCAGACTTTATCCTAAGTAATGGAATTATAATAGAGACTAAAGGAAGATTTATAGTATCAGATAGAAAAAAACACTTGTGTATACAGAAGCAACACCCTAAGTTAGACATTAGGTTTGTGTTCACGAATAGTAAAAACAAGTTAAGTAAAGGAGCTAAATCTAACTATGGTCAATGGTGTGATAAGCATGGCTTTAAATACTATGACAGAATAATACCAGAAGAATGGTTAAAAGAAAAAGGTAAAAACAAACACCTCAAGTTCATTGAATTTGCAGGTACAAAAATAAGGAGAAAATAATATGGGAATCACTACTAAAAATCCAAACTCATGCTTTATAGAATTAGTACCTAGAGTAGACAAAGACTATTGGACAGGCGAATTAGAAGTTAATATAATAGCATCAGAGAAGAGTAAGCTAAGTACAGAAAGTAAGTCTAGTCTTATACATCTATGTCAACTAGTAGCTTCTACTGTTGCTCTAATGGAACGAGATCCATCTCTTACAGAAAGACTAGAAGACTTTCTTGATGAAGCAGACGAAGCGTTAAACAAACGCAATAAGCCCAAAGTTAAATCTGTTCAAGGGAATGTTATTTCTCTAAGTTTTAAAGGAGAATAATATTGACAATACAAGATAATGAGTATAAAAGAGACCTAAGACACATGGAGTATATGAAACATATGGCAGACAAAGATGACATGGTAAATCACCCACAACATTACAACAATGCTGGTATAGAAACAATAGATGCTATAGGAGCAATGTGTGGTGAAGGGTTTGAATCCTACCTACAAGGTAATATAATGAAGTACTTATGGAGATACAAATATAAGAATGGTGTTGAAGATTTAAAGAAAGCACAGTGGTATTTAAATAAGCTACTTGAGGTCTACGATGATAAAAGTTAAAATGATATTAACTTTATCATTAGATGAAGAAGAGTACCCTGTACCTTCTGATGGCAAAGTAGGAGAAGAAATAGAAGAGCACGTTAGAGACCTAATACATGAAGTAGATGGTTTAAGAATAAGACATATAAGAACAATAACAGAGGAGAAATAAATGCTAAGTAACTACCTACCAACTGATTATCAAAACTTCATTGCTCTATCTCGCTATGCTAGATGGAAAGAAGATGAGCAACGCAGAGAAAATTGGGGTGAAACTATAGAAAGATACTTTGACTACATGGAAGGTCATCTAAAAACTAATCACAATTATACCTTAACTAAGTCATTAAAAGAAAAGATATCTTCACAGATACTTAATCTAGGTGTCATGCCTAGTATGAGAGCTTTAATGACCTCAGGACCTGCGTTAGACAGATGCCATGTTGGTGGTTACAACTGTAGTTATATACCTGTAGATAGCCCAAGAGCATTTGATGAATGTATGTATGTATTGATGTGTGGTACAGGTGTTGGCTTCTCTGTTGAAAGAGAAGTTGTAGACAAGTTACCTATAGTAAATGAACACTTTGAAGACAGCACTACTATCATAAAAGTTGGAGATAGCAGACCCGGATGGTCAAAGGGATTACGTGAGTTGATAGCTATG